CGGCGCCCGCGGCGGCCGCCTCCGCCTCCCCGCGATCCGTTCCGGCACCGCGCTAGAGGTCGCCGAGGGCGCATGGGTGACAGAGGCCGTCTCCCGCGAGCTCGCCCTCTCGATCCCCGCTTGCCTCGCGTGCCGCAACCTCGTCGTCGGGACGGTCATGCAACTCGAGCTCTACCGCTACCGCGGCGGCGAGCGGCTCGACCCCGACTACCTCGTCTCCAAGCCCGACCCGTCGACCACGCTCCCCGCGACCGTCGGCGGCACCGTCGACGACCTCGCCTTCTACGGCCGCGCCTTCTGGCGCGTGCTCGAGCGCGACTCCGAGGGCTACCCGCGGCGGGCCCGCTGGACGCCGTTCGCCGACGTCACCCCGGAGACGCGCTCGACGGGCGGCGCCTACGAGGAGCTCCTCGGCTACGAGGTCGCGGGCGTCGGGCACGTCGCCGTCGACGACCTCGTCCGCTTCGACTCGGGCATCCCCGGGCTCCTCGATCTCGGCGGGCGGACGCTCGCCTCCGCCGTCGAGCTCGAGGCCGCCGCGCGCCGCCTCGCGGGCGTCGAGATTCCCGCGGGCGTCCTCAAAAACGAGGGCCAGGAGGTCTCCGACGAGGAGGCCGAGGCCTTCGTCGCGCGCTTCGCCGCGAACCGCCGTAATTACGGCATCGCCTTCGTCCAGGGCGCGAGCTACTCGCGGGAGAACCTCTCCGCCGCCGACCTTCAACTCGTCGAGGCGCGGGCCAACGCCGCGACCGAGGTCGCCCGCCTCTGGAACGTCCCGGTGGCGATGATCGGCGCGAGCCCGTCCGGCAACGCGACCGCCCTCCTCTACTCGAACCTCTCCCAGCAACTCGCGATCCTCGTCTCGTCCGCCGTCGCGCCGCACCTTCACACGATCGAGGCGACGCTCACCGACGTCTACCCGCGCGGCACCTCGGTCGCCTTCGACGTCCAGACCTTCCTCCGCTCCGACCCGCAAGCCGCCGCCGACTACGCGATCGCCCTGCTCACGGCCGAGCTCATCGACCGCGACGAGGCCCGCGCGATGCTCGGCATCCCGTCGAGCCCGCCGCCGGCGGCCGACCTCACCCCCGGGAGGCCCTAGATGCTCACGTTCCAGATCGACGCCGCCTTCGTCTCCGCCGCCGACACCGCCGAGCGGACGATCGAGGGCCCGATCGCGCCCTACGGCGAGGTCGGGACGATCCTCGGCCGCCGCTACCGCTTGCGCGAGGGCGCCCTCTCGGCGGCGCGGTCGCGCACGCCGCTCCTCGTCGACCACGATCGCTCGAGCCCGATCGGCGTGCTCGCCGAGCTCGAGCAGACTCCCGCGGCCGCGCTCGGCCGCTTCCGCGTCGACGCGACGCCCGCGGGCGACCTCGCGCTCGTCCAGGCCGCCTCGGGATCGCGTGGCGCCTTCTCGGTCGGCTTCGAGGTCGACGAGGCGACCGAGGACCGAGACGGCGTCGTCGACGTCATCGCCGCCCGCATCGTCGAGGTCTCGCTCCTCGCGCTCGGCGCCTTCGAGGGCGCGAGCGTCGCCCGCGTGGCGGCCGAGGCCGACGAGCCCGAGCCCGAGGAGGAGCTCGAGCCGAACCCCGACCAGGCCGAGCTCCCGCTCGAGCCCGAGACCCCCACGGCGGCGCCGCCGCCCGAGCCCGAGGAGGCCCTCATGCCCGCTTCATCCGACGCGGCGCCCGTCATCCGCGCCGTCTCCGACCGTTCGCCGCGCGAGCTCCTCGCGGGCGAGCTCGTCGCGCTCATCGTCCGCGCCCAGCACGGCGAGCCCGAGGCCCGCCGCTACCTCGAGGCCGCCCTCACCGAGACGCTCTCGACCGACGTCTCCGGCCTCCTCCCGCCGACCTACGAGCGGACGATCATCGGCGCCAAGGCGACCGCACGGCCGCTCTACGCCGCCTTCTCCTCGAGGCCGCTCCCCGGGGTCGGCCTCATGGTCAACAAGCCGAAGTGGACGACCCCGCCCGTCGGCGCCTGGGCGGCCGACGTCAACGCCGACGCGACGACCTCGAAGGTCGTCATCGGCTCCCAGACCGCGGACGTCATCCGCTGGGACTGGGCGGGCGCAATCCCCTGGGTCGTCGTCCAGCGGTCCGACCCGAGCATCGTCGACGCGATCTACGGCGAGGCGATCGAGGACTTCTACAAGCAAGTCGAGGACAAGATCTACGGCGAGCTCGGCGCCGCCGCGGCGGGCGTCGCGACCACGCTCGGCGCCGCCATCGCCGAGTTCTACACCGCGACGGGCTCCCAGCACCGCTCGCCCGAGATAATCGTCATGGCCCCCGACGTGTGGGGGAAGTTCGCCGACGTCCACGCGCTCAACACGCCCTACGCCCAGGGCGGCGTCTCCGTCGACCCGCTCGCGACCTCGTTCGCGGGTATCCCCGCCGTCACGTCGGGCACGCTCCCCGCGGGCCAGACGATCCTCGCGACCCGCCGCGCCGTCGACGCGCGGATCACCGACCCCGTCCGCCTCACCGCCAACGCGATCGGCGCGCTCAACGTCGAGCTCGCCGTCGTCGGCGAGGGCCTCTTCGACACCGACTACCCCGCGGAGCTCCTCAAGTTCGCGGCGATCGTCCCGTCGTCGGCGGCCGCGACGAGCTCGAGGAGCTCGAAGTAGTGACGGCGCCGCTCGACTGGCTCACCCCGGAGGACGTCGCCCAGTACCTCGACCTCCCGGGCGACCCCGCGGCCGACGACAACCTCCTCACCGCGACGGCGGCCGTCAAGGCCGCCGTCGAGGGCCGCCGCGCCGACCTCTACGACGAGACGGGCTTCCACCCGGGCGCCGACGTGAAGGGCGGCGCCGTCATGTGGGCGGCGATCGTCTACCAGACCCGCAACGCGCCGTCGGGCTTCGCGGGCTACGGCGACGAGACCGCCCTCGTCGACACGCTCGGTGCCCGCCGCTCCGAGGTCATGCGCCTCCTCGGCTGGCGCCGCCCGGTGGTGTTCTAGGTGAGCGCGACGCCGACCAAGCCGCTCGCCGTGCTCGCGATCGACGAGACCCTCTCGATGCTCGCCGCCGCGTCGATCGAGGCGACCCGCGACGCCGGGGCCTTCTACCCCCAGCCGATCGGCGTGCTCGTCGGCCTCCCGACGCTCCTCCGCCGCTTGCAGGGCGGCCGCGTCTACTCGATCCCCGTCCTCATCGTCTCCGGCGACCCGTTGAACGCCGAAGGCTCCGTCGACCGCATTTACGCGGTCGCCGACGACGTCGCGCTCGTGCTCCGCGCCGACGCCTACCGCCCGAGCTCCTACCGCTCGAGCTCGAACGCCGAGCCGCTCCCCGCGATCGAGCTCCTCGTCACCGTCTCAATCTCAGAACAGGAGGCCCCGCTATGACAACGCCGCCCGCGATCGTCGACTCGCGGCTCGGCCCGGGCACGCTCAAGCTCGGCACGGCCCCGACGCCGATGACGGACTTCTCGACCCAGGCCTCGGCCGTCCGCTTGACGCCGAGCACCAACTCCGAGGACGGCACGCCGACGCTCGCCGTCCCTAAGCCCGAGCCGCTCACGACCGTCGACTGGGCGCTCAACATCGACGCGATCCAGGACTTCGAGGAGCCCGCGGGCCTCGTCAACTACCTCATGGACAACGCCCTCGCGACCCAAGACTTCGAGTGGATTCCCGCGACCGCCGACGGCACGAAGTTCGCGGGCAAGGTGCAGATCATCCCGATCGAGGTCGGCGGCGACGTCGCCGTCCAGATCGTGACGAGCGTCGAGCTCCCGCTCGTCGGCGCGCCCGTCCGCACCGACGGGACGACGGCGGCGGCGGCCTCGCGCAAGAAGGCCGCATGATCCGCTACCGCGGCTCGGTCGTCTACGCCGACGGGCGCCGCGAGGAGTTCGAGACTGGGCTCCGCGGCGCCCGCGCGTGGGAACGCTACGCGCTCCGCCACGAGCTCCCGATCAACCCGCGCCCGGAGACGATCGACCACTTCCCAGTGCGCAACTGGGCGCTCGTGATCGCCCACGCCGCCCTCCGCGTCGAGCTCGGCGTCGACGCCTGGGAGGAGCTCCTCGACGACGTCGACGTCGAGGCGATCGAGGTCCCTCCTACCCCGCCGGATCGGTCCAACGGCTCGAGCTCGAGCTCGCCGTCGCCCTCCGTTGTAGCCCAGCCGACGTGAGGGCCCTCGACGAGACCGAGCTCGCGACGCTCGTCGACGTCCTCGAGGCCCATGCCGCGCGCTAGGACGACGGGCGTCGCCTCCGTCGAGCTCGACGGCCTCACCGAGACGCTCCGCGCCGTCCAGTCCCTCTCCGCCGACCTCGAGCGGCCCGCCGCCAACTCCGAGCTCCGCGGAGCGGCGGGCGTCTGCGCCGTCGGCCTCGCGCGCAAGCTGGCGGCCGCCGCGGCGGCCTCGGGCGTGCCCGTCGCGCCCAGGGTCGCCCGCTCGATCCGCGTCAAGCGCGACCGCATCCCGGTCGTCTCGATCGGCGGGCCGCGCAAGGTCGGCCGCCGCGGCGCCGCCGCGGGCCTCCTCGTCTGGGGCTCCGAGCAGGGCCCGAAGGGCGACGTCAATCACTGGGGCGTCGCGCCGAGCTCCGGCTACTGGATCAAGCCGACCGTCGACGCCTTCCAGGCCGACGAGGCCGTCGCCGAGTACCGCCGCGCCGTCTACGCCGTCCTCCGAAAGCACAAGCTCCTATGAGCTCCGGCCCGGGCAACATCCTGATCCGTGTCGGCGCCGAGGCGGGCCAGGCCGTCGCCGAGCTCTCGAAGGTCAACCGCACCCTCGGCGACACCATGACGACCTCCCAGAAGATGCAAGCGGGCGTCAAGAAGGCGGCGATCCCCGCGGCGGCCGCGCTCGCCGGGATCGGCTACGCCGCCGTCGGCGCGACCAAGGCCGCGCTCGAGGACGCCGCCGCCCAGGAGAAGCTCGCGGGCCAACTCGAGCGGACGACGGGCGCGACCGACGCCCAGGTAAAGGCGGCCGAGGACTACATCACGAAGCTCAGTCTCCAAACCGGGATCGCCGACGACGAGCTCCGGCCCGCGCTCGGCAAGCTCGCCGCCGCGAGCCATGACGTCGCGAAGGGCCAGAAGCTCCTCGCGCTCGCGACCGACATTTCCGCCCAGTCGGGCGAGGACCTCGGCACCGTCTCCGACGCGCTCGCAAAGGGCTACCTCGGCCAGACCCGCTCGATCGGCAAGCTCGTCCCGGGCATTGACAAGGCGACGCTCGCCTCGAAGGACATGACCAAGATCACGGCCGAGCTCGCCCGACTGACGGGCGGCGCCGCGGCCGAGTCGGCGGGCACCGCCGCGGGCCAGTACAAGGTCTTTCAGGTTCAGGTCGGCGAGCTGCAGGAGGCGCTCGGCGCGGGCCTCA